TTATTAGGCAAATCAAACGCACTCTCACTCCCCGTTTTAAGGTAATTCAAATACCTTTTCATCAAATCAGGCATCGCACCCTTCATCGCCTTCAATGCCGGTCTCCAATGCGCCACCTGCTGCTCACCATCATACCCAAACTCCGCACGAAGTATATTATAACCAACATCCTCATGAACCACTATCCCAACAGCATTCTGCGTCTTCTCAATGCTCACATCCTGCGCTCCCGCCTTCCGCAGATCCCTCTCTATATCACCCCTACGCACGTAAATCCTATCTGACAATGCCTTCAATTCATCCTCACGAGCAATCCTCGATATGACCCGCGCATACAACTTCTCAGAAGGTACAGGAACCATATGCGACGGCCAAGGACCATACATCATAAGCACATCTACTACCTTTGGAGACTGTCTCGTTGGCTGGAAATAAAGCGCCATGCCGTCCATGTTATCAACGCCCAATACAGCCTTCTGATTGTCAAAATAAATAGCTACAGATTCCTCGTCAGAAGATGCCCCATCTACAATTCCAATACGAAGATGCTCAGCATAAGGAAACGACTTCTCCCCCATCTTTACTTCCGGCGCACGACGCTCTACCTCTTTCCTTACAAAATCAGCCATCGATAAAAGAAATAACATCCTCCCGCGATCCAACCGCTTCGGAACGTCATTTACCATCGTATTCATCATGTCCACCCAATCATGCAATCCGTAAATCGCAGGAACAGTAGACATCGTTGACAACCTTGGCTTTCGATATTTGTACCGTCTAACCATTTACAGCGCCAAAACCTGCTTGTCCTGAATGACAACAGCCTTGCCATTAGAAGACAGTATTTCCTTCAACCTCGATACATGATCGTCGCAAACCCCAATTGCCCCCTTGCCACTAATGTCAACAATCGCGTCTGCACTCTTGCCACACAAAAAACAATACTTTTCCTTCGGATTCCATGGCCCCTTATACTCAGGGAATGCCATGTGAACAGATGGCCCACCGCATTTTTTGATTATACAACCAGAATGGTTACTTGGACGCTGATCCGTTGCCTCCCAATAATGCTCACACCACGCACAAACAGCAGCCAGCCCACTCTTTACAGCTTCCTTAGCCTTCACATGATCCAACATTGCAACGCCTCCAATCATATTTTGCGATCAGGAGTATACTGAGTGCGCTTCCGCAACTCCAGCTTGAACCCAACGTAATGCGGAGAATCAAGCACGTTTCCACCTATCCCCGCTTTTGCCACATCCCACCACTCGTTAAACAAATACAGAACGTCACCCTCTTTAGGCACCCTGCCAGCTATCGCCGTCTCCTCCCACGAATCCTCCCAATGATTACGAGAAATCATCATGATCGCATCGTACTCATACACAAAGCCTTCAGGGCGAGCAGTACCCTGCCTATTGTCCATCTCCTGATACTCGATAGCACAGGGGAACGTGACAGCCTCTTCTCCCGCGCCAGTGTCAGGGTAGTAGTTCCATGCCTCATTAGACACAGACGGCGCTCCACGGGGCGATGAGCCGCCATACAACGGATCGTTGGTTGGCTCGCCATACAGTGCATCAACGTTCTTCCCGCGATTCAAAGAGTAATACTCACAAAGAGGACCAACTAATTCTATGCGCTCTTCTTCAAGCGACCGAAGGTATGTAGCATCTTCATCAAAATAAACTCGTGCCATTCCTTGACCTATCGTTTCATGAATTCCTTGATGTCAGCATCAGAATGCATTGCGTGCTTGAGTATTTTCTTGATCGCTGAATCCTGATAACCAATCTTTCTCAAAAAACCAACCGCATCATTGTGATCCATTCCTCCCATTACGGACGCACCAACTTTGTTCATTTTCAAGGTTTTAAGTGCTATCTTTTTCTGATGCATATCAGGAACAGACAACTTCCCCTCACTCAGCCTATTAATCAATTCCTTCATGCTTTCTACTTGCGAACTGGAGTTCGTATCTTCCTTCACAATAATATGCTTTCCCTCAAATCTAAAATAAAGAATCTTTCCTTTCCCTGCCCCTCCCTGATCATCTCTAACAATCGCATATTCTCCAAACGGCCTCACCGTGATAGTGCGACTCCCCATACTACCCTTTGATTTGCCAATCAATATTTCCTGCACTGAAAGCGCATGCTGCTTCTTCGTAATTGTAACATTGCCACCCTTGCCAAACTTCTTGACTGCCCAGTCGTAAATATCAGAATCAATCTTAATATGCTTCCCAGCCTTATGCTTGACATTCTGATCCACCTGATCTGACATGCTCAAGAATACTTCCTTGCCCTTGGCCTCTACCAAAACATCATCAACATCCTCAATAAGCTTGCCCGTAATGGCCTTCTTGTGCATTGCATCCATTTTGTCGTCTTTCTCGTCAGACGCAAAACCCTTCTTATCAAGCTTTTCATATGCTGAATCATATTTAGCTTTCAACTTGGAAATCATAGAAATAATATCCTTGTTTGGCTTATGAGGAAATGCTCCCGCTGTGGACTTTCCGCGCTTCGCACGCTCTAATTCTCTGGCCAAATAACGCCTAAACTGAAGAGGAGTATGCCCCTTTGCATCCTTCATTAGCGCATCCTTGGCAGCCTTCGGATCAGTAAATTTTGCCATGATCCTTGCCCTTACGTCATCCATGACATCCTCATTATCCGCCTTGCGATAACCCTTTGGGGCCATCTTCGCATCGCCAGACATGGCTCTTTTCTCTAACGCTCTCCGCTTACCATTACTCCCGTCTATCGTGACAGTAATACGAATAGGACTCCACCACAGCTTACCAATATTTGGATTACCATTTATCATCGTCGCGGGCTGAAACACCAACCACTCACCAGCCCCAAGCTTATCTGGAATCCAACCAAGACCAACTGACGAAAATGTTGCTGCATCTACCAGAGCCACATGCTTACCAGTCCCTGCGTTCACCACTGCATACGTCCTGAGCGCATTAGGCAACTTTACCCTCTTTATACTTTCTCCCAGCATATCCTCAGACTCGTTCAACTTAGAGATCTTGGCATCAATTGTCTTCTGCTTGTCATTCGGCAAAACAATAATCTTCAATCCCTTCCACTTCCCCTGCTCCTCTTCCTTCTCAAATTCAACAGTCTCTTTTTCATAATCGCCAAAGATCATTTCCATTTCGCTAGAACCGCTCCCCTTGCCAACAAGAATAAAATACTTCGCCTCGCTTAACGCATTCTCAATCAACTGAGTATTTGCATTTACCCAATCGACAGCCTCAAGCAAACCTCTCAGATCATCGTCGGAAATCTCCTCGCCCTTAACCCGCTTGCCCATCACACCAGCAATTCTAATGCCCATCCCCTTTTTGCCATCCCAACAACGAATGTCCTTGCCCTTCTTGCGTGCCGCACGCCCGCAAGGATGCTTCGTAGATCCAAAGTTGACAACCAGATCACCCTTCTTGCTCTTCTTCGCCCCTGTGTACTTCAGCTTCGTTTTTCCAACTGAAAAAGATCCGCCGCCCTCGCCGTCAATCGACGCGCCGCCAGAAAACTTCCCAGTCTCCTTATTGTGAAAAGGATTCCCCTTCTTGCCCTTCGGTGCCCCGGAGATCTTTACCCGCTCTACAAGGAGATCATCAACAATCTGTACCATCGACTCATACGCATCATCATTTTCATCTGTATCCTCTACAAAATCATAATACGCAATCATCGCTGCCTGAATGACATCCGGCTTATTTACCAACACGCTAGATGCAAAATGCACAGACACCTGATGCTCAGATACATACAGCCGCACCTCTCCCGGCAACAAAAGCCCAGAATTGACCATGAAGTCATAAAGCTCTTGCGCGTCCATCACGTTCTCAAAGTTGAACGCAATCTCGCTATCTGATTCCTTGCCCTGCCATGGATGAAGCGTCTTCTTGTCCGCCATCTTTATCAATGGTGTCAAAGTAGCAGATCCCATGTCAGCTTCCATGAGACCTTTTACCTTCTCTCGCAAAGCGCCATCGGCATCCTCTCGACTGCCACTCATGAGTTTCTTCTCTTCAGGAGAAACAATTCCTTCTACTATCGCAGCCATTTTTTTCAAATCGTGAATATCTAACATGATCTCTCTCCTTGCGAACTCCAGTTCGTCTATTCAGCAAAAAATCCTACCGGATGCTGCAACTGCCGCGCCTTCTCTTCCATGTCACCCTCAATAGCCTCTGCGTTGGCCCACATGGCGTCCCCGTCCATGCTGAACCCACCAGTGGCAGAAGGCTTCTCAGAGTACTTCATCCTAATAGTCGCCAGCGTCCTCATCGCCTGAGATAACGCATAATTCCTAAAGATCCTCATCTCGTAATTGGTCAAATATTCCAGAGTCATCGCAGTGGAAATATACGTTACCAGTACCCGCGCCCCAGCATTTGGCAACGGAGTAATAATCAACGATCTGCTGGCACGATCCCAATCCCAGTCCTTGTCAGAAGATCCAATCTGTCGCGCCATCTCACGATACTGCATGTACTGCACCAACGTGCTATATCCACCCTGCCCACCACCATACACCCACGTATATGGATTGATCTCTACATCTGCCCAGCTGAATAAATCAGAAAAACTACTGTTCGCCTGCTCAAAAACAATATCAACAACTGAATCAATGTCAGAAGCGATCAACGCCTCTGGATATTCAGTCGTGCTAGAAAGCGTAAACAACACGCTCTTGCATTGTCCTACCCAGCCCTGCCACCATTCCTTGGCACCAACAACAGCATCGTTAAGTTGATCGTCCGTCAACTCCACCGCTACAACCCCGCCACCAAGACGACGATAGATCCAAGACTTTACCTCTGCTTCAGTAAAACGCACGATTATTTCTTTCCGGGCTTCTTGCCCGTAAGAACCTCAAAAGAAGAATCACTTATCTTCTGTACCAAACCAAAAAGCTCACCATCAGCAACACCGCTCCTCTTCAATGCCTTTAATGCAGCGTCTGAAATATCACTAAGCACGCTATTCAACTGCCCTTCGTCCATATCCTTCGCAGATACAATCGCCTGCTTAATGTCATCCGGCAAGTTTTCTGTATCTATAGATGAGTCAGGATCTGCAACAGCATCATCGTCTTTCTCATCATCCTTTTCTGGCTTCTTATCATCTTTTTTATCGCCAGAATCCTTCGCCTTCTCTCCATCCTTATCCTTGTACTCGTCATCTGTGGCGTTTTTATCAATCGGTTTCGCGCCAGTATTAGACGGAGTAGGATCTCCAGCTTCCCCCATCGAGGACAGCTTCTCACGCACCCGCGCATCAAGAGATGTATCCAACAACTGACCCTTTACGATAGTCGGCGGATCTTTCTCAAGCGATGCAAATAAATACAAGTTCTCACCATAGAACTTTGTATCTCCCGTTGATTCGCGAACGATCAATCCAAAAGGCATGACAGACATTACATGCCCGCTTGCCACAATCGATCCCATCTTCGTTCTGATCTCTATGCCTTCTGCATCGCCAAAACTTCCAGCAGGAATAGTGTTATCTAAACGCTTCTCATACAACAGACTCATATTTCCTATCTCCCCGCGAACTCCAGTTCGCTTTCTACTAATGCGTCTTCTCAATATGAGAAATCATGCCCTTTTCAGTGCGAAGGATCTTCTCTTCCCCAGCACGAGCACATACCAAACAACGGAATTTGCCGTCTTCCAACTCCTCGTACTCAGCAGCTTCATCATCAACATACTCTTCGCCGTCATCATCAACGTATTCATCGTCGTCATCTGCGACAACTTCATCGTCCTTGTCCTTCGGCGTAATAGTGACAACGTCATCATCAGTGCCAAGCTTCCCATCATCGCCCGGATCTACCGTCGCTGTCATTATACCAACGTCAACCTCCAAAGGCTCATCAACTTCCACTACTGGCTCAACAGGCTCTACGACAGGAGGAGAAGCAACCGGCTGTGCGATTACAGGCTCCTCAACAACAGGAGCAACAACTGCCTTCGGCTCAACATGCTTCGGAGCAACAACCGGAGGAGCAATCACCTTCGGAATAACTTTCTTTACCTCTACAACCGCGCCATCATCAATCGCAGGTTGCATGTTCAATTTAGCATCTATCCTCGTGATCTTCCCCGGTACAAAAGATACAGGAACCTGCTCTATTCCATTAGGCTGATTTCCCCGCCTGACAATAGTTCTAAGAGCATTATAAACACAAGCCCTGTCATGTCCCCTAGCCAGCATATACAATTTCATCTTCATTTTTTTCTCCTCAAAAAAAGGGGGCCGAGCCGATATTGCTACCAACTCGGCCCCAAGACAGATGCGCAACAGCGCCCAACTAAGATCTACTACAGCGTAGTAGTCACGGTCGGAAGGCCAGTGACCGTAACAACACCATAATACTCAGGACGCAGCATCTTGGTGGCGTACCGAGTTCTCACGCCCTTGCGAAACGTGAAATCATCGGGATCCAAGAACGTCGGAGTCACTTGCAGCGGCACGTATGGCGCATACACATAACCGGCGTCCAAGAAGCTGTTACCCTTCAGACCAACAAGGATCTTATTGGTAGTCATGTACGGATCCTGATAGACCGCGTATCTGCGCAGCAGCGTTCCGATACGAGCAATACCGTAATTGGCAGTGATCGGACCATAACTGGCATCCTGCACATTCTGCTCAACCGACGCATAATCGCCGTGAGACGACAGCTGGTCAAGAAGACCACCAACGGCGGGAGATACAACCAAGAAGTTGGCCGGTGCCCTACCAGAAGTCCTGTGGATCTCAGCCGAAACAGCACTGATCTGAGTCAGCAAGAGACGGATAGTCTCAAGCTCGCCCGGTGTCGTTGCAGCATACGTGTACGCAGCAGCGTGAGCAGCACCATTCACGAGGTCAGTGATGATCTCGCGATCAACCTCCAACATTACCTCGCTAGAGAACGTGCTTACCAACTCAGCTTCAGCATCCATGCCATGCAGCGCACGAAGATCATCAACAGCCTCAACGCTCCAACGAGACTTCAGCTTGCGGCTCTCCGCCTGTACGGTATGCAGAGCGATGTCCAGCGAAATGCTGGGAATCTTCGCGCCAGCTGTGTAACCAACCAGTTCCCAATTCACAAAGTACTGGACGTAAATCACAGTATTGTTGGTGAAC